CGCGCTGGCCGATCCCCGGCCCGTGCGCCCGCACCAGGATGACCGGACCCGCGCGCAAGACATGCTGAGCAGCTACGGCCTGCGCGTGATGGTGCAGCCCGAAACCCAGCCGGCCGAGCAGGACTGGGATGGCTTCCTCGCGGTGGCCAACGCCCACGCCAACCTCAACCGGCTCTTTGGCCAGACGCATTGGGCGGCGCGCAGCGGCGCCGCGGGCGTGTGGCGGCAGACGCTGGCGCGCGCCCCGGACGCGCAGCCCGGCCGGCCGGTGAGCTTCCGGGGAATCAAGCAGCGCACGGTGATGGTGCCGCTGCGCCACGTGATGAGCCTGGGCGAGGACGCATGACCGCCTGGTCCCCACCTGGCCCTGTGGCCGCCGCCTTCTACGAAACCGACGCGCCCCTCGCCGTCATGATGGGCCCGGTCGGCAGCGGCAAGACGACCGTCGGCTTGCAGCGCGGCGTCGTGCGCGCCCTCTACCAGCGCCCCGGCCCGGACGGGCGGCGCCGCGCCAAGTTCACGGTGGTGCGCCGGCTCTACAAGGATCTCGAAAAGACGACCATGGCGTCGTGGAACCGCTGGTATCCGCGCACCGTCGGTGTGTGGCGCGGCGCGGCGGGCGACCCGGCCACCCATGACATCACCTTCCACCACCCCGATGGCGGGCTGGTGGACCTGCGCGTGGAGTTCATCGCCCTCGGCGACCTGCGCATCGAGGAGGCGCTGCGCGGGCTTGAGACCACCTTCGCCTTCGTGGACGAGTGCGACGGTCTGGCCGAGAACGCGCTGCCCTTCCTGCTGCAACGCTCGGGCCGCTACCCGCCGCGCGCGGAGCTCGGATGGTCCGGCGTGTGGGGCACCTGCAACGCGCCCGAGTTCGACAACCACATCGTTCGCGACTTCCTCGACGAGCCCAAGCCCGGCCACATGTTGTTTCGCCAGCCGGGCGGGCTGACGGCCGAGGCCGAAAACCTCGACAACCTGCCGCCCGGCTACTACGCGCGCCTCGCCGACACACTGCCCGCCTACGACAAGCGCCGATTCGTGGACAATGAGCCGGGCCTGTCGCGCGCCTCCGATCCGGTCTATCCCGAGTTCAACCAGGACCTGCACATGGCCCGCGAAGTGCTGCCCGTGCTGCCCTTCGCTGACCTGGTGGTGGGCCTCGACGCGGGCGGCACGCCCGCCGCCGGCATCTGGCAGCGCGCCCCGTCCGGGCAATGGCGCAAGCTCGCGGAGCTGACCACGCATGACCGCGAGGGCGGCAGCGTCACCGGCCCCAACCGCTTCGGCGAGGCGCTCGCGCTGACGCTGCGCGAGCTGGAGCGCAGCCTGCCACCCGGCAAGCCCATGCCCCGCGTGCGCGGCATTGCCGACCCCAGCGCCGCCTACGGCGCCGACACGCGCAACGGCGAATCGTCCTGGATCGAAACCGTCGCGCGCGTCGCGGGCATCCCGATCTATCCCTGCGCGACCAACGACCCGACGCCGCGCGAGGAGGCCTATCGCCTGCCCATGACGCGCATGATCGAAGGCCGCACGCCCGGCCTGCTCATCTCGGCCGCCTGCTCGCTCACGCGCCGCGCGCTGGCGCGGGACTATCTCTACCCCCGCATCCGCGGCGCCCATGCCCGCCGGGCCGAGCGCCCGCTGAAGAATTGGGCGAGCCACCTGGTGGAGGCCGACCAATACGCGCTGCTCGACGGCTCGGCCCTGCACGAGGTCACGGCGCGCCAGGCCCGCCTCGCCGCGCTGCGCGGCCAGGCCATGGCCGACACCCGCTTCAACCCCTATCGCGACTGACCCAGGAGACACCGATGGACGACACCCGCCCCAGCGACACCGAACACGGCGGCGAGCTGCCTGACACCCGCCCGCCCCGCCGCCTGGCCGCCGTGCCCCGTCAGGACAGCCCCCCTGCCGCGCCACCGGCCGTGGCGCCGCTCGACGAGGCGGAGCGGAAGATCCTGGCGATCACCGCCCAAGCCAACACCGCCGCCGCCGCCTTCGTCGCCCAGGCCAGCGCCGACATGCTGGGAAGGGAGTTCTTCATGGTCGCCCTGCCCGAGCGCTTCGCCGTGTGGCTACGCCGCCGCGCCGCCGCCCATGGCCACACGCCCGAGCATCACGCCGCCAGCCTCCTGCGCGCCGCCTGGCAGAACGACGAGTGGCGCCTGACCGCCGAGGCGACGCTGACCGGCCCGCAGAGCGGCGCCGGCAGCTTCCTCAAGCGCTGACCCATGGCCGCCGCCTTCCCCTGCGCGCGCTGCTTCGACATCGCCGCCCCCGACACCTGGCACATCGCCTTCCCCGCCGACGAGATCATCGCGGGCGGCGGCTGGTGGCGGCATCTGCTCGCGCCCGGCTATCGCCACTGCTTCGCCTTCCAGGGCACCCCGCACGGCACCACCCTCAAGGTGGACCATCACGGCACGCATCTCGCGATCGAGCTGTTGCCGCTGCGGCCCAGCGATGTGGCGCTCTGCCTCATCGCCCATGGCGGCGGCCAGGTGCTGACCCTCCAAGGCCAGCCCATGCGCCGCGCCCTGCTGCGCCCGGCCATGACCTGCACGGAGGTCGTGAAGGCGCTGCTCGGCTGGACCGACTGGCGCATCGTCACGCCGCGCCAACTCTACACGCGGCTGCTGGCCGCCGGCGCGGCCGCCTTCCCCCTGCCCAACCCCAGCCGGAGCATCACGCCATGACGGGCTTCACGCGCCTCTTCACGCCGCCCAAGCGGCGCGACCCAGCCGCCGCCGACGCGCGCCAGCTTGCCAGCCTCATCGCCGCCCAGGAGCAGGCCGCCACCGCCACCCGCCAGGCCATGGACGAGCTGGCCGCGCAGAACGCCGCGGCGCGCCAGCGCGAGACCGCCGCAGCCGAGGCGGAGGCCGCCGAGACCGCGCGCCAGCAGGCCGCCGCCGAAGAAACCCGCCGCCGGCGGCGCAACCCCAACCTCAACCTGCTCAACAACGAGGTGGGCCTTGCCCCCACCACCGCGCCCACCCAGCGCACACTGGGAGGCTGACCCATGCCCGCCATGCCCATCGAGGATCTGCTCGAGCGCGTGAAAACCGCGCGCACCGCGCACCGCCATTTCGAGGCGCTGATGCGCGACGTCTATCAGCTCGCCATGCCCGACCGCGACGGCTGGGGCAGCTATGGGCTGGGCCAGGACCGCCACGCCCAGGTGTTCGATTCGACCGCCATCGTCTCGGCCAGCCGCTTCGCGAACCGGCTGCAGCAGGCGCTCTTCCCGCCCAACCAGCGCTGGATGCAGTTGGAGCTGCCGCCGGAAATCGCCGTCGAAAGCAACCCTGACGCCCAGGCCCTCGCCGTGGACCTCGAAGCCGCCACCGAGCTGTTCTTCCGCCACATCGCCGCCAGCAACTTCGACGCGGCCGTCAACGAATGGGCGCATGACCTGGCCGCCGGGGCCGGCGTGCTGCTGGTGGAAAATGGCCGGCTCGGCACGCGCCGCTCGCGCGCGCCGCTGCTGCGCTTCAAGGCCGTGCCCGCCTCGCAGGTGTGCTATGACGAAGGCCCCTTCGGCGGCGTCGAGGGCGTCTTCCTCGACCAGGAGCTGCCCGCGCGCAACGTCCCGCGCGCCTATCCGGACGCCGAAGGGCTGCCGGCCGAGCTGCAGCGCCGCATCGCCGAGCAGCCGGAGCGCAAGGTCAAGCTGCTGCTCGCCACCACCTATGACGCGGCCGAGGACATCTGGCGCTTCGAAGTGGTGGACCCCGACAGCAAGACGCGCTTCGTGGAGCGCCGCTACCGGACCAACCCTTGGATCGTGACCCGATGGAGCCGCGCACCCGGCGAAATCACCGGCCGCGGCCCGCTCACTGTGGCGCTGCCCGACATCCGCACTCTCAACCGGCTGATGGAGCTGCACCTGCGCGCCGCCTCCATCGCGGTGACGGGCATCTGGACCGCGACCGACGACGGCGTGCTGAACCCGGCCAATGTGCGGCTCATTCCCGGCGCCATCATTCCGGTGCGCAGCAATGGCGGCACGGCCGGCCCCAGCCTGCGCGCGCTCGAGTTTCCCGGCAACTATGCGCTCGCCGAGGATTTGCGGGCGGGGCTGACCACGCGCATCCGCCAGGTGCTCTTCGACGACCCTTTGCCGCCCGAAGTGCAGGTGGGCCTGACCGCCACCGAGGTCATCGAGCGCGTGCGCCGCTTCCAGCAGGACACCGGCGCCTTCGGCCGGCTGATGTTCGACGCTGTGACGCCGCTCACCATGCGCTGCCTCGACATCCTCGATCAGGCGGGCGAGCTGGCCGATCAGCGCTTCGCCGGGCTGATGGAAGCCGTGCAGGATGACGCCATCCGCATCCGCCCCACCAGCCCGCTGGCCCAGGCGCAGGACATGGCGGATGTGCAGGCCGTCATGCAATTCCTGGCCGGAGCGGTGCAGCTCGGCGAAGCCGGGACCATCATGGTCCGCACAGGCGTGGACGTGACCAAGGCAGGGCCCTATGTCGCCGCGCGCATGGGCGTGCCGGCCAGCCTCATCCCGAGCGGCGAGGCGATCGCGGAGGAAGACGCCGCAGCCGCCCAGCAGGCGCAGGTCTCCGAGCTGCTCGCCTCGCCCGTCGCCGCCCAGGTGGCCGGCCAGATGGTCGGCGCGGCGCTGCGGCCCGAGGGCGGCGCCTGACCATGGCCTGGAACCCCTATGAGCCGCTCGCCGCTCTCGACGCCCGCGCCGCCGAGCAGCGCCGCGCCCAGGCCGAGGAGCAGGCCGCGCTGGCCGCGCAGCTCCGCGCGGCCCTGAATCACCCG